TATTCGTAGCTAAATGGGACACAGAAGTAGTTTTATTTGCAGGTGGTGCTTCTAAAATATTTAAGTTTAATTCAGCAACAGAAGCATTAGATGATAAATCTAAATCAGGTGGATATACCAGCACATTCCCTTGGAGATTTACTCAATTCGGAAAGACAGTTTTAGCTTGTAATGGTACAGCTATTATCCAGTATTGGACAATAGGAACATCTACATTATGGGCAGATGTAGCAACCTCACCTACAGCAAAACATATAACAGTTGTTAGAGATTTTGTAGTAACAGGAAGTTTAGCAACAGGAACTTTAGGTAGGTCTACTGTACGCTGGAGTGATATTAATGACGAAACAGATTGGACAGCAGGAACAACATCACAATCAGATTTACAAGTTATTGCAGATGGTGGAAATTTAGTAGGAATAACTGGTGGTGAGTTTGGATTAATCTTTTTAGAGAAGTCCATTATCCGTCAAAGTTACGTAGGAAGTCCACTTTTTTTCCAGTTCGACAATATATCAAGAGGATTAGGTTGTTTAACTGGTAATTCTATTTGCCAATATAATCAAGTATCATTCTTTTTAAGTGATGATGGATTTTATTCTTGTGATGGTAATCAAGTAACACCGATTGGGAATGAGAAGGTGGACCGCTGGTTTTTTTCAGATGTTGATTTAAGTTTAATCAGTAATATGACTGCATCTATTAATCCAGCAGCTAATATAGCAATTTGGAATTATGCAAATGTAGGTGGTGGTAGAAGTATGCTAGTTTATAATTGGACATTAGGTAAGTGGGCGAGAGTAGAAACATTAGCTACTGTTCTAGGAAACATAGCTACTACAGGAACGACTTTAGAAGGATTGGGTACTCTAGGGTACACAGATATAGATGCTATGCCAGCAAGTTTAGACGCAAGATTATGGGTAGGTGGTAAATTCATGTTTGCTGGAGCAACAGGAACTAAAATATCAACATTTTCTGGTTCAACATATAACTCTGAATTAGTAACTACTGACCTTGAAGTTGGTTATAATTCTGTAATTAATTTATTAAGACCACAAATAGATAATGGTAGTGCAGATATTGCAGTAGCTAGTCGTAGAGAATTAGATGACTCTATTATATTTGGTACAACAGTATCTACTTCAACAGAGGGTAGAGCTAATGTTAGAACTGGTGGAAGATACCATAGAATTTCTGTTAAGCCTACAGGAAGTTGGATAAATGCTATGGCAATAGATGTAGACTTTAAACCACAAGGCAATAGATAATGTATAGAACCTTAAACTATATGGGTTCTAACTTGAGAGAAATATCTGAAGTTACTAATGGTATTATGAATGGAAAAACAAATAATACTGGTTCTGTTACTTTAAGAGCTTCTAATACAACAACAACAATTACAGATGAAAGATTAGGATTTGATAGTATCATTTTATTATCGCCACTCACTGCAAATGCAGCAGCACAAACACCTTATATTTCTACTAAAGCAAAAGGAAGTGTAGTGATTACACATACAAGTGTAGCTAGTACAGACCTAGATTTTGATTACATTATAGTCGGATAAGTGTTAAAATAGTTGTTTAAACTTACTGACTTTAAATTATGAAACTATATATAGTACCAACAACCCATGTACAACAGTATTGGCATTTAGCTGAACCATTATTACAACTAGCATTAGATAAAGGTAATGATGAGTTTACTACTGACCAACTTAAATTAATGGTTACACAAGGGCAACAACAATTATTACTCTTGATGAAAGATGATAAATGTTACTGTGCTTTAACTGTTCATTGGATTATGTACCCTAATGATAGGGTTTGCTATATCACCTATATAGGTGGTAAAAACACTAAAGCAGGATTTGAACAATTTAAAAATTGGGCAAAAAGTAATGGCGGAACTTGTATTCAAGGTTCTACTAAATTTGAAAGTATAGAAAGGCTTTGGTCAAGACTATACAACTATAAAAAGAAATACACACTTATGGAGCTTAAACTATGAAATTCTTACCAATCACTTTTAAAGTTTGGTTATTAAAACTACTCTATCAAGATATTGCATCTTTAGGAGATGGTGGAGATACGGAACTTGCACATATTAATAAAAAAGAGTCAGAATTATTAATATCAATTGGTGGGTCTGGCACTTTAAATGCTATAACTGGATTAAGAGAATATAAAGGTGGCGGTGGTGGTGGAACATCTGAAACTAAACAATCTATTGACCCTGCAATATTACCTTATATAACTTATGGTTTAGAAGAAGCACAAGACCTCTACAAAGCACCTGGACCAACTTATTACCCAGACCAAACTTATGTAGACCCATCTGCACAAACAACAGAAGCATTAGGATTGGCAGAAGCTAGAGCAAGAGCAGGCAGTCCACTTATTCCAGCAGCACAATCTCAAGCATTAAGCACAATACAAGGTGATAGATTATCAGCAACTAATCCTTATTTTGCATCTATGATGGCAGGTGCAGCTAAACCAGTTGTAAATGAATTTAATACAGCAATCAGAGATATTGGTAGTAGAACAGCAGCATCAGGCAGATATGGCTCTGGAGCTATGGGTGAAATGGAGTCTAAAGCATCAGAAAATTTAGCTCAAGCATTATCACAAAGAGGTTCAGAATTAGCTTATCAAAATTATGCTACTGAAAGAGGTAGACAAGACCAAGCTATAGGAAATGCTGGAAATATAGCTATGCAAGATTATTCAGACATAAATCAATTAGCTAAAATAGGTCAAACACAAGAACAATATTCAGCAGATGCTTTGAATTCTGCTATTTCAAGATACGAATATGGACAAAATGCTCCACAACAAAAATTAGGTTCTTATTTGGCTGCGGCTTATGGAGCTCCTACACCTATTAACCAAACAGCTACACAAACTGGTGGGGGTAAATAATGAACCCAGCATTAGTAGGAGCAGGAATAGGGCTAGGAAAAGGAGTAATGCAAGGTAAATCTACTAGCGAAATAATGAGAAATATGGCAGTAGGCGGAGCAACTGGTTATTTAGGTGGTCTTGGTCAAAATAATTTAACTAATCCAATTTCTGGTGAGTCTTTATTAGGCGGAGCATCATCATCAGCATATCCGCAAGCATTATTAGGTAACGCTTCTGGGAATATAAACGCTTATGGTATACCAGAAACATTAGGAAATTCAGCATATTCTGCAACTAATTTTACTGCTCCAGAAGCATCACAAGTTGTTAATAATAGTTATATGCCTTTTGCAAATGATTATGGAACACAAATAGACGGCATGAAAGGTATAGGTCCAGATATGTCATCACAACAAACATTTTTAGATACAACTCCTTCTGCTAGTCAAAATAACTTTGGAAATGTTCAACCAACAGACAATACATTAGGAATAGCAATGCAAGAAAATTATGGCTATGCAGACGGAAATCCTTTAAAAACAAACGCTGAACTTGGTCCAAGATTTGATACTCCAGTAAAATCTACATCAGAGGAATTAGAAGCAGCACAAGGTGGATTTAAAAAACCATTGTATGAAAGAGCATTTGATAGTGTAATGGGTTACGCAGAAAAAAATCCTATTGCTATAGCAGGGTTAGGATTAACAGCTTATGATGTAACAAAAGAAACACCACAACAAGGACCAGACTCCACTTTCGCTAAAACTGCTGGAGTTTTAAAACAAGCATATTCACCAACTGGTTCACAAATGAAAATAAGAAGGGCAAGGGGATAAATATGGCATCATTATTAGATTATGATTTTGATTTAGACAAGATGTTAGGAACAACAACTAATCCTATTCAGGGATTAGTAGATGACCCTAATTTTCAAACAGAAAAAAATATTGCTTCTGGGCTTGGTGTTGCTGATGCACTTATTAGTGGATATGGTACGCAATATGCTCCAGAGATAATATTAAGAAGTCTTGTAAATGCTCAATCAGGTCGTCAAGGTGTTATAGATAAGAAAGTTAAAAGTTATATGACACAACAAGATATTCTTAAAGCAACTTTAGATGCTAAA